ATTGCACAAAAAGACTGCTGATATTTTGTGCAAAATACCGTTGAAGTAATTGCGGTAATTTGATAGAATAAGTATATCAAATAAAGAAAGGCACATCGGGACGGTGTGAGTGGTGAATGTGTATGAAAGTTGAAATTAGAGTTTATGGAAAAGAAAAATATCATGCAAAAAGATGTAGTCGTAAGGTTACCAAAGACATTCGCAGTATAAAAGGTGTATATAGCAATAAAGAGGTTAAAGAGTTAGAAAAAACACTTTGCAAAGATGATATTGACGGTCACGGTCAATATTATAAAATTATTGAGGTGGATGGTAATGAATCCTATTATCGTGCTAGTTATACAAGAATAATGAATCGGGGTAAAGAGATGTTGTTGACAAAGTATGATGTACTGTTTTCAGATGATTATTATAAACATCATACGGCAACAACAAAAGATTATTTGCGCTCATGTGATGATGGGATGGTAGAAGAATATAGCGGGCGTTTTGGGGATGGATATATCATTCATCGTCAGATGAATTCAAGCAAGTATCATCTGATTGAATATTATATCAAGAAAGGAGAATAAACATGAACGAAAACTACCGAATCGGAAAAGGCAATCTCCACATTGCCTTTCCGAACAAAACAATACTTGACACATACGTAATGTGTGTCGGGTGTAATAACTGCAATTATAGCACAGTGAATAATACACTATGTTTGTATGCAGACAAAAAAGAAAGTTTATTAAAAGCAATATTGGATTTCAAAATTTACACAATTTTTGTTATGAATATTTTGAAATCAATACAAAGTAATGCAGTATCATATATGGAAAAATTGTATACAATTCTGTCAGAAGTACAGAACGAATTAGAAAGGAGTTTATAACATGGTAAAGGTTTATTTTGACGATGGGAGTAGCAAAAAAGTGACAGTTTGTACTTTTCTTAAATGGTTAGAAAAATGCAATTTAGTAATTGACGAAAAGCGAAATATTTACTATGGTGGTGTGTATATTGGTTACTATGTAAATCTATCTAATAATTTCGGTGTTTTAGATTGTATTTTATGCCTTGTTTTACTGGCATTGATTATATTGGCACTTATGAAAGGAGGTGTAATTTTATGACAACAAAGGATATTGAAACTTGCATATTAAATATTATACGAGAAAGCAACACGGAATTATCTATATTTGCAGAGAAAAAGCAGATGGTTAAAATTGGCAATATTGCTATTACGTCAATAAATGAATGTCTGTTTGAGGTTTACGATTTTAGAACAGGATTGAAAATAGCGACTTTGGCAACTTGTAAAGAATGGCAAAGCGTAGAATTTTTTATACAATTTTTTAGAAATTTTGAAATGTTTACAAGGGATATTATCAGCGTAAGGGATATTTTGTTAAAACAATTCATAGAAATAAAATTACACAATATTCCGTGCGGTTCTTGTATGGAATTTAGTATGGCAGAATTTGAGCAATTCCTACTTGAAAACCAGCCATAATTCACAGTTTATTTACATTTTGTTATTCACAAGGACACAATTACAACTTATAATAGTCCTTGTAAATATAAAAAACAATGTTTCACGTGAAACATAGAAAGGAGAGATAATCATGGAAAAGTTTATTACAAGAAACCTTGCAATAACAGAAGTTTCATACAAAGACGCTATTTTTGTAGATGGTGATATGAAATTATCAGAGTTACGACATGAAACAATTATCGGAACTCGTCACAGTGAGGAAAAACTGAAAAAGATTCTCGTTGCTAAAGGTGTAGCAACACAGCCAGTTTTGCAAGAAGTGAAAAAGACAACTTGCAAGTACTCAATGCCCCTCAATGATTTTATTGAACAGGCACACGCAGAAATTATCGAACAGTAAAAAAAAGAAAGGTTAAAAAGGTGATTAAAATGAGTAGAAATGAATTAGTTACAATGAAAAGCGTGAATGATGTTTTTTGTAGCATGCAATGTCAGACACAGGAAGAAAAAGTGCAGTTGTTTAATGCAATTAACAACGCAGACGCAAGCCTTGATGATATGGTTGGAAAGCAGATTTGTGTTGTCAATGTTTACGCCGAAAGATACACGGCAGAAGATGAGGAAGAAAACAAAGATGGATTTGAACCTGTTGAAAAAGAAAAAATTATGATTACACTTATCTGCAAAGATGGGAAAACATATGCCACAAATTCAAAAGGTGTTTACAATTCAATCAAACGTGCCTTTGCATTATTCGGCGTTCCGACTTGGAAAGACGGCGTCACTTTTGAGGTCTGCAAAGTTAAAACAAAGGGCGGTTATAAAGCCACAATTTTAAGGGCAGTATAAAAAGATAATCAGTTTAATTTGAACATATAAACTCTCTTCTTTAGGGTGGTTAGCAAATAGTCGCTATCCACCCTAAAAAAAAAATGAAAGGGGAGATATAGCATGTACGAACCTAGTGAAAAAACACTTGAAAATATTAGTGATTTAGTTAAAACTTTTAATCGCAGAATTGGACAAGCAAAAAGAAAAACGCCGATACAGTATCAGCAGTATCTACCGCAGAAAATGACGGTGTCAAAATTTCTTGAAACGGTTGGAAGTTATAAAGATGTGCAAGCACAGGCAAAAGCACTTATGGCAAAAGATATAATTCCACAGTTTGGAAAAAGCGGAGCAAAACCAACAAAATTACAAGTTGCTAGATACGAAAGCGTTAAAAATTTAGAAAATAAAAGGTTGGCAGAAACGCAAGATGTAGAAAGATATGACGAGGGAAAACCGACTGGAATCGAGAGAGTAAAAAAGAGAAGTAAAGCGTTCGAAATTAGAAAAAAAGCAGAGGAATTCACGCCTTTAGAACTAGAAATAAGAATTAGACAGTTAGAAAGACGGCAGACGCAAGAATATAAAAAAGAGAAAGAAAAACAATGGACAGAAAATTATAAAAAAGCAGTTGAGATAAATTTTCCTACTTTTTCAAAAAAAATTTTGCAAGAAGTAGAAAAAGTCCCAAAGAAGAACTTTATGCTATGGGTGCAACAAGAAGATTTTTTGGATATTGACTATGTATATGACAAAAGCGAGGAACAGGAAAAAGCGAGTAATTATTTAGAAAATTTACGCCGTAGAATAGCATATGAAAAAGAAAAAGGCAACTTGTAATCAACGAATTATCGTGTGCGATTTTGAAACAACCACGGATGAAGATGATTGTCGTGTTTGGGCAGTTGGTTGTTATGATATAGTGAGTGGTGAATTTTGGTATTATAACAATATTGGCGATTTTATGCAGATGTGCGCTACTATATATTATAATGACAAATTGTACTTCCATAATGAAAAATTTGACGGCGATTTTATCATAAATTGGCTTTTTAGGCACGGCTATACGTGGGTTGACGATAGAAAAAAAATGGATTCAAAAACCTTTACTACAACCATATCAGACAAAGGACAATTTTACTGTATGGAAATCTGTTTTTATCGTGATAATACATACACGAATAAAGTAACAATTTATGACAGTTTGAAGATACTGCCGATGAGCGTACACGATATGGCGAAAGCGTTCGGGCTTGAAGAAAAGAAAGGAGAAATTGACTACAAAGCCTACCGAGAAGTAGGACATAAATTGACAGAAGAAGAAGTTGAGTATTTGAAAAATGACGTTGTGATAGTCGGAAAAAGCCTTGTCAAGATGTTTGAGCAAGGACTTAAAAAAATGACCATCGGAGGAAATGCCATCAATGACTATAAAAAAAGAATCGGAAAAGATAATTTTTCTGAATGGTTTCCACTTTTGGATGAAGAAACCGACTATTTTTGTAGACAGTCTTATAAGGGTGGTTTTGTATGGGCGAATCCTTTGCATAAAAATAAAATGATAGGCGAGGGCGATGTTTATGATGTAAATTCCCTTTTTCCTAGTCGCATGCACTCGTCAAGTGGCTGTCGTTTTCCGTACGGTGTACCGCAGTTTTACAAGGGTAAATATAAACCACACAAATTATACGACTTGTATATACAACGTGTTGTGATACAATTTGAATTAAAACCGAATCATGTTCCATGTATACAGATTAAAAAGAATTTCCTTTTTTCGCCAACGGAATATTTGACAAGTAGCAATGGAGAAGATGTGGAGTTGGTACTCACACAAGTTGACCTTGAATTGATTTTTGAACAATACAATGTGATTTATATTGAATACATAGATGGTTATATGTTTAAGTCAGATATTGGAATGTTTGATAATTATATTGACTACTGGATGGAGATGAAAGAAGAGTCAACACGGACAGGGAACAAGGGTTTGCGTTCGATTGCGAAGTTATTACTTAATAATTTGTATGGAAAGTTCGGCACAAATCCAAAGTTGCAAAGTAAAATACCTGTATACTTAGGTGGAAAAGTTGGCTTTGTCTTGTCTGATGTGACATATCGCGACCCAGTATATACACCTGTAGCCACTTTTGTAACTGCCTACGCTCGTGCGTATACAATAAGGTCGGCACAGAAAGTCGGTCTTAAACACTTGCTTTACTGTGATACGGATTCCATCCATTGCAAAAAAGGTGCTGATGTGTCAAGCCTAGAAATCCATGATACAAAGTTGGGGGCATGGGCACACGAAAGCCACTTTGAAAAAGCGAAATTTTTGCGTTCAAAATGTTACCTTGAACAGATTGACGGAAAACTATGTCCAACCGTTGCGGGAATGCCCGATTCTTGCTACGAGAATGTCAATTTTGAAAATTTCTGTCTAGGCTCGGAATTTAGCGGAAAACTACGCATGAAAAGAGTTGAGGGTGGAATAGTTTTAGTCGATACACCATTCACAATAAAACTATGATGTTCATAAATTGTTTACAATTTTGTTCATAGTTTATTCATATGTATATAGTATGATTATTTTAAGGGTTAAAAGGCTCACGGACAGCGTCAAATTGTCACGGTGGCGAGCCGTTGACGTTGTCGCACGGTGACACGTGGCGAGCCTACCCGATATAAAAAAGAGAGGTGAAAACTTTGAGTGAATCCATGTATTATGATATATCACAAGTAAATAGTTACAACGCACTTTTTAACTTTTTACATGGTGCGCGTGGAATCGGAAAAAGTTTTTCATTAAAGAAAATGTTTGTGGAACAATTTCTTGCGGACGGTTCGCAATTTTATTATTTGCGTCGATACCGTGAGGACTTGACAAAAAGTAGCAAAGGATTTTTTGATTCTTTGCAAGAACAAGGATTGTTTGAAGATTTTGTTTTTACAAAAGACGGCGGAAAAAACGGTGGTACTTTTTACATAAATAAAAAACCGATTGGTTATTATGGCGCACTGACAAAAGGTAAAGGCTTGGAATTGCCAAAAGTGAAATACATAAATTTTGATGAATATTTAATCGACAAAAGCGACCAATACCACGGCTATTTAAGGGATGAGGTTACACAGTTTTTAGAATTTTATGAGAGTGTTGCTCGTATGCGTGACGTACATGTTTATTTTACGAGCAACAACACAGACGGTTACAGTCCATATTTTGATTATTTTAAGTTGAAAAAGCCAGTAAAGAAAAACGGCATATGGTTACAAGGTGACTTGCTTTATCAAGAAATAAAAACCAGTGCTGAATATATTAGTGCAAAATATGATACAAGGTTTGGAAACATAATAAAGGGAACACGATATGGCAAGTATGCCGTTGAAAATGAGAATCTTCATATAACAGATGATTTCTTGAAAAAGAAACCGTCAACGGCAAAATGCACGTTTAACTTGCAAATTGGAAAAAATATTTGTGGTGTTTATTTTGATTATTGCAAAGGAGAAGTTTTTTTCTCTTGCAATGGAAATAAAAACATGATAACATATACAGTGATGAAAGCAGACCACACGCCGAATAATATTCTTGTACGGGGTGGAAAATGCTATCACTTAGCAGAATTAAAGAAAGCGTTTAGTTATAATCAATTATTTTTTGATTCGCCGAAAGCCAAAAATTTATTTGAAAGAATTGAACATCTGTTATAACATTGCAGATTTCAAATATAAAAATAAGAAAGGAGATATAAAAAATGACAGAAGAAAACAAAACAGAAAAAGCCTATGCAGAAGATGAACTTTTGAAAAAAGTCGGAGAGATTCTCACGAAAAAAGATGATGAGGGGTTTCTAACGGAAGTTGTTTCAGAAATCACCGATAAAATCCACGAATTGAGTGGAAAAATAGTTGACCGTGACGATGAAATTAAAGACTTGAAAGAGGACATTGAAAGTCTGCGAAATGCAAATATGGCACTTTTGCGAAAACAGGGCGCAAGAGTGGAAGAAAAAGAAGAAAGAAAAAGTGAATTTGTAACGGATGATGAAAAGGAAGAATCGGACGAGGAAATCCTTGAAAAATCCATTGCAGATTACATGTAAAAAAGAAAGGAGAAAGAAAAAAATGGGAAACGCAACAACAAACAAAACAACTCGCGCCGTAAACATGGCAAACACGGTTAGAACCCTTGCGGGTGCTGAATTTGCTAATGCCGTGCCAGTGGCAACTAGAACAAACATTTCCAGTTATGCAACGCCAATCTTGGAAATTTCATCATTGCGGAATATGTTTGTCAACACACTTGTTCAGAGAATCGGTTTTGAATTCATCCACAACAAACGGTATAACAACCCGCTTGCGAGATTTAAGAAAGGCAGTACACCACTCGGAGGAATCGTAGAAGAAATCGGCACGAATCCAGTAGAATCACAGGGATTTAGTTCGGATGGATATATCCGTACACCTGATGGACAGGTACTGACTCCACTGAATCGGAGAACACCCGACACGAAAGTCTTGTACCATACCATCAATCGTGAAGACCAGTATCCAATTTCTATCAGTCGTCAGCAGTTGCAGGCTGCCTTTGTATCATGGGAAAAACTGGATGATTTTATCTCATCCGTTATGTCAGCAATGTATAGCGGAGATACGATTGACGAATTCATCTACACAAAAAATTTGATTGACGCAGGTGTAACAAAGGATATGCTTGTAACTCAGACCATTGCAAACCCGACAACCTCAAAAGATAACGCAGAGAATTTTGTAATTGCCGTCAACACCACATCGGCGAAAATGTGCTATCCGTCAACTAAATACAACCGCTATATTGAACAGGAGGGTGCAGAGGGTAAAGCCTACAAAACATGGAGTGACAAAGATAGGCAGGTTATTATCATGCGTGCTGACGTTTTGCAGAGTATCAATGTCACGGTACTGGCGCAGGCGTTCAACATGACGCAGGCAGATTTCAGAAATTCCGTTGTTGAAATTGATGAATTTGACAATCCTGCTATTCTCGCAGTTGTATGTGATGAATCTCTTTTGCAGATTTATGATAATTTGTTTGAGGTATCAGAACAGCAGAACGCACAAGGGCTTTTCTTTACTTACTTTTTGACACATTTTGAAACGCTCTCGTTGTCTATGCTGTCAAATGCCGTTGTCTTTTTGGATGAATCCTACGTGAAACATACCATCACGGCAACCGTTGAGCCAGTAACAGAGGGATATGACTTGGAAGTCCAGTCGAGTGGTTATAGTGGCGAAACCGTTACATACAAAGTTACGGCAGTTGACCCTAGCAAGGTAACGATTGCATACACAGGACTTGACGGAGAACCGCCGAAAACCGTTGTTGACGGTGGATTGTATTCAGTCACAATGGGAAATGAGGACGCAACCATTAAAATGACAGTTAGTGAATAATGTTTCACGTGAAACATCGAAAGGAGAAAAAATATGGCAGACTTTGAACCTACAACAGATATAAAACTCCTAGCCGTTCCGCTTGCGAACGATGGAGAAAGCACCTTGACCTTTTCAAGTAAATCGGCACAGTCTGCCTATTTTTCGTCAAAAGTTGTGGGGAGTTTTTCAAAAGGCGACTTTACATATCAACGAAAAGACAACACAATGCGCGTGCCTTGGAACGCTGAAAAATTATTCAACGCCAATTACTGTATGTATAAGAATAGCAATTTTGGTGACAAGTGGTTTTATGCGTTTATCAATCGGGTTGAGTATGTCGCTCCTAATTGCTCAAAATTGTACTTGCAAACGGATGTGTGGCAGACATGGCTTTTCGATATTACATATGGACAGTGTTTTGTCGAACGTGAACACGTGAATAGCGACAAAATCGGCGAACATACGATTCCCGAAAGTGTTAGTCCTAGCGAGTGGAATTTACAAAAGATAGGGATTGACGAAAGTCCTTATCAAATTGGGGGTTATGTTGTTGGAACGCTTTATGATATTGATTCAACGATTGGACACCCTCAAATGAGTGGTGGACAAAAAGCAAATGGTGTTTATTTTCCATGTGATGTACTGGCGTTTCCTAATACAGAAGTTGGAATTTTAGCAGTACAAGCAAGGTTATCTGTTATCAACGATGAAGTTAGCGGGGGCATTGCATTTGTTAGTTGTGTGCCAAAACTCGCTTTTGATAAATTAACAATTAACGATAGTCGAGTATCAACACAAACATATAGCACCTTTGAGAATATTAGTATTCCAGTACAACACACAAATATTAGCGGTTATGTGCCGAAAAATAATAAGTGCTTTACTTACCCTTATCATTATCTTGTGTGCAGTAACTCCGCGAACAGCGGTTCGGAATTGCGTTTTGAAAATTTTAAGGATATAAACGATATTACCTTTACCGCTTACGCGCACATCACGGAAAATAACTGTATACAGTTTGTTCCTATCAATTATGAAGTTGGAACAAGTACAGGTGATAACCCCGACTTTGGTTTTAATTCCCAAACATATCCCGAATTGCCGTATACTACAAATCAAAATGCTTACTTCCGTCAACAGGAAATGAATCTGCGAAATCAAAACATGAACAGAATTATGTCACAAACACGCGGAACAGTTGGTGGTATATTGACAGGTGGTGCGTCTTTGCTAGGAATGAGTATGCAAGGCGAGGGAACAGGCTCGGACATTGCAAGTTATGGAACATCACAAGTCGGTAGTATTGATTCTCTATACACAAACGTAAAAAGTGCAGAAATGGCAGAAAAAAATCTTGAGAAAATGCACCAAATGACCTCGCCGAATGTTAGCGGAATAGCAGGTGCAAGTGATATATCCGTTGTGAATGGAAATATTGCTCCAAGGTTTTACATTAAAAATGCCAAAAAAGACCAAATAAAGGCTATTGACCAGTTTTTCAGCGCTTTCGGTTACCAAGTGAATCAGTTGAAAAAGCCAAACATAACAGGACGCCCGAATTGGAATTATGTGCGGTGCAGTCAGACAAATGTATATGCAGATATACCGCAAGAGGACTTGGCAAAAATTAAACGTGACCTTGTAAATGGGATAACTTTTTGGCACAATCCTAACACAATTTACGATTATTCACAAGGAAATGAGGTGAGTTAGTTGAGAAGAAAAAAAGACAAGAACAAGGAGCAAGCGCAACGCTGGCAAGTTATCTATTCGTTTTATTTTGCATGGTTAAAAAATATTGCAATGTCAATATTCGAGTGGAAATTGCCCGATAGTATGAATGACCGATTTTTAGAGTTGGCATTTTTTGAGGATGGGCGTGCTTTGGCATATGTAAAGGACGGCGCACTTATCAACACTCGTGCGAATCCATCCAATAACATGGATATGTATAACTATTTCACGGGCTATACTGGATATAATGTAGTTTTTTCCGACTATGTGGACGCGGATAAATGCGTTTATGGGTTGAACAACCCCGTCACAATGCCGACTTTTGATGTTTGCGACATGTTTGCAACACGCCTACAAAAATTGGAAATGGGCATATGGTCAAATGTCGACTTGCAAAAATTTCCAATTATGGTATCTGCACCCGAAAGCCAAAAGTTATCCGTTAAGAATTTAATGGAACAGTTTGAGGGCGGTTTACCATTTCTGTATACATATCGAAATTTTGAGGACTTGAACCAAGTAAAATGTTTTGATATGAAAGTGCCACAGATTTTCGATAAGTTGTATGAATTAAAACAGAAAACACTGAATGAATTTCTTGAATTTTTAGGGGTAACAACACCGAAAGAAAAGAAAGAAAGATTGTTAAGCGGTGAGATTATAGCGAACAATTCAAAGGTTGGAATCAGTGGGGCAAGTTTTTTGTGGCAAAGACAAGAATTTGCTAGAAAGATAAACGAAAAATTTAGTGCATACCTATCAGAGCCAATTAAGGTACGTGTTAGAGATTATAGTGAGATTTTACATCTTACGGAAAGTGAGGAAATGGCAGATGGAACAATTTTCGGATTGGATTCACAAAATATTTAACCCCTTGTCAGTGGTTGGCGGTTTTTTAGGTATTTTAGCCAACCGAATTTTTGGGGTGGTGGATAATTCCCTTATTATACTTTTGATACTTATGTCAATGGACATGATATGTGGGATTTTGGTTAAGGGAATTTATTTCAAAAAATTATCTTCCTCAATCTGTTGGAAAGGGTTGATAAAAAAATGTGTGTCAATTATGCTAGTGGGATTGTCCTACCAAATTGACCGAATGACAGGGCAAGAAAGTTTTCGAGCGTTTACTATTATCTTCTTTTCCATCAATGAAAGTATTTCTATTTTGGAAATATGTGGAAAGATAATTCCGATACCTAAAAAATTAAAAAACTGCTTATATCAACTACGGAAAGGAGTGGAAGAAGATGAAAAAAATCCTTGCAAATAAAAAGAGGTGGCATGGAAAGAGAAAACGGAAAACAGTTAAGGCAATTATTATCCACTACACTGGAAATAAGGGAGATACAGCAAAAAATAATTGTGACTATTTCCAAAATCCACCGTCCTTGACAAAAAAGAGTAGCACAGGCGCACACTTTTTTATATCGTCAAATGGTGAAACTATTAAATCTATCCCCTTGAACCAAATTGCGTATGCCGTTGGTGGTGCTAGACAGAGTGCAAAAGGTGGAAGATATTACAAACGTCTGACAAACGCAAACACTGTCAGTATTGAATTATGTAACGCAGTAAACGGCTATACAGACGCACAAGTCCGAGCCGTTCGGAAAACAATAAAGTATATCCGTAGATACTGCAAAAATGCAAAAATCGTTTGTTATCATTTTGACGTAAACGGAAAGAATTGTCCACCGTGGGGCGGTAAACGGTTAGGAAAAGAATTTCTTGCTGAAATAGGAGAGTGATTACATGGCTTTTGTAACCCCCCAGTTACGGCGTGTGTTGGATATGGGTTATGATTTAGGGTTAAAGCATTACCCGATTTTTTCAGAATCACACCGCCAAGAATTAAATGAAAAAATTGTCAATCATTTTCGGTATCGTGAAATTGGATATGAAACAGTTACACAATTTATTTTCGCACTAAACCGAAAAATGTTCGAAATCATGCCATTTTACAACCAGTTATATGAATCGGAAGAACTGGAAATATCGGCATTGACAAACTATAGTTATGACGAAATCAGCAAAAAGACAGGTAATGACCTTTTGGAAAAAACTGGAGAAGATTCTAGCAAACAAAACGGAGATACAACACGGACAGACACAGGAACGCAGACAAACGAACAAAATGGCACAGACAAGCAGACCTTTGATGATGTAACGAACAAAACGACTTATGGAAGCAGTGAAAATGAAAACACTACAACAAAAACAGACGTTACACATGGACAGTCAACAACCACAGAGGGAACGGACATCAGTAAAAAGGTACATAGTGACACGCCCCAAGGAATGTTGTCAGCAAATTTCCCCGAATCCGCTAACTATGCAAGTGACGCTGACGTATCAAAGAATACAAATTCTAGTACAGTGACGCAAGGTGGAACGGATTCAACGCTTGATACAGTAAACGGAACAAAAGGAAAGACAGGCACAGACGAATCAGTCCAAAGTGGAGCAGTCATCACAACCCATGACACACAGGGAAAAGTTACAAATCAATTAGAAAGCAAAGACACGTACAAGGCAGAAAACAAAATCACTTACGGTAGTAACGCAAAGCAGAATTATGATAACCAGTTATCAACAAACAAACAAGGTTATCAAGGGATTTCGCCAAGTGAATTATTACAAAAATACCGAGAAACATTCTTAAATATTGATGTGTTAGTAATTTCTGAATTGGAAGAATTGTTTATCAGTATTTTCTAACGTGTTTCACGTGAAACATTAGAAAGGAGTGAAAAAAATTGACTTTGATAAGACCGACACCACCGTTATATAACTTGCCATCCTATTATAGTGAGTGTGAATCATACGAAGAACAGTTACAATGGCTATTGAATCAGTTGCAGACATTACAAGCAGATGTTGACAATCTGAAAAAAGACACCAACGACTACACAGATGTAGAAATCAAAAAATTGTTTGATTTATTATCGCAAAGAATTAGTAATTTGACGGACTATGTAAACGGCGAAATTGCAGACTTAAAAACATACGTTGACAATGAAAACAAAAAACTTTCTGACAAAGTTGATGACATGAAATTATATGTGGATGAGAAAACGGCGAACACGAAAAAATATGTGGATTCTGAAATACTAAAAATACGGACAGCATTATCAGAATTGGAAAACCGTTTACATCTTGAAATCGTGCAAGGTGACGAAACAACAAAAAATTTTGCTAGAATTTACACAGAAAAAGCAAGACTTGAATTATTAGCAAAAATCAATGCCTTGTCAATAAGGGTTGACAACATTGCCAAGGAGTTTCCACCTGTATATAACCCGACACAGGGTAAACAAACAGACGTACAGAGGGCAATCAACGACTTGTATCTATATTTAAGGGTACACGGAATCACGTGTTTTGCTTTTGATTCCATGCAAATTACCGTTGCGGAATTTGACGCTATGAAAATTTTAGTGCGAAATTTTGATATTAGGGGTGCTGAAATTTTTGAAACATGGGAAAAAGAAACGGCGTTTAGTCCGTGGACAGGGAAAAAGATAACCTTGAAAGAATTATGTTATCAGATTGCGGAGAAAATCAACATGAATTACAAAACTGCAAAAGAATATGACGACAGGTCAATTACTGCGATTAACTATGACGGTGCTAATACAACGGCTTATGATTTTGATTGGACAAAAAGAATACTACCGATTGATGTTATACCGATAGATATGTTGGATAAATTCTTGCACACGTCAGAATTGATTTACAACACAGATATTGTGTCAGACATAGGCAGTACAGTTGACATTACAACGGATAAGAAATTTGAAAAATTTTTACTTGCCTATACAGATAAAAATGCAAATTTATGTTATTTGTTGTGCGATGTTACTACTGGAAAGTTATCATTTACGGACACGGACAACAACACACTGACGCAAGTTTCAAGAAACTTTTCTATCACGAAAACGGAAACAGGGTATCAGATTGTAACAGAAAATTGTGAAGTGTTTAACGCTGATACAAAAGAAACAACCTTTGCCCCAAACTTTTTGCTTATCAAAAAATTATACGGCGTGAAAAGTTATGACAATTTGACAGAAATCGGAAAGGGTGATTGATGTTGAAAAGTACACAGTTTTATCATTTTCCATTATGGGAAATTGGAGACATTAAACCGTTGTTGGACACCGTAAACGATGGCACAAATAAGATTGACCAAGCAATGACAGTCGAACAAACAAATATCACAGAATTGTCAAAAAAAGTTGAAACGAATACAGATGAGATAAAACAATTAAGTAACGATTTAACGAACCAATTAACGGCGTTTAAGCGTTTATCAAATGCTATAACCAGTTTTTGCCATAAACGCCTATAAGAAAGGAGATTTTATTATGCAGTTTACACCAAATTACAATTTGCCTATTTATGAGGCGAGTGACATTGCAAATTATCTTGACACCTATAACAACACGATAACCGAAATTGACACGGCTATTCACAACGTACAGACAAAAGCCGAAAACGGAGAATTACACGGTGAAGAACTTGACAGAGAAATTGAAAGTCTGACTTCAAGAGTATCGGCACTTGAAACATCTTTATCAAGCACCATTGAAAACCTTTCCACACTTTCGACAACCGTGAGTGAACACACGGACGAGATAGTAAAAGTAAAAGAGGATTTACTGGCACAGAACACCGCAGTAAAAACCTTGTCGAATAATCTTTCGGATTTAGGTACACGGTTTACATCATTCGCAACTGGACAGGAACACTTCAACAATGAAATTTCCGCTAGGGTTGGAAATAGGTTTTTCAAGACATACAAATATAGTATCGGGTCAAGTACAAGCAAAGAACAGTACACGGCAGATTTTACCATTGAAACAGGACTTGCAAATGATGAAAATTTCACAAAATCCCACGTAATGCTTGACTTTATGCAAGTAATGACGGATGAGAAAAAAGCAAGTGCCGTCATTAACAGTGGATTTACAACAACCGAAAGGGAATACAATTACACGGTAGACGGTATTCGATATAATGTGCGAATCAACTTCAATTCTTCCACTGGTAGTATTGGAATTCGTATTACGGGACAGAAACAAGAAGCAGTAGGGTTATTATTTGCCAACGCCATTGTTTATACAGATTAGAAAGGAGATTATACACTATGAATTATACAACAAATTATAGAATCCCTCTTTATGAGGACAATGACCCAACGTCATATCTTACAACTTATAATGAAACGATGGAATTGATTGACACATCGTTACACGCTTTAGCGTTAAAAGTTGCAAACGGTGAGGTTAATGACAGACAATTTACTGCAGAAATTTCTGCTATTAAGGGCAGACTTGACACTGCAGAGAATACAATAAACACTATTAAAACGGAACTTGCAACCACTAACGGAAAGGTTTCGGAAAATTCCGAGGATATTTCAACTTTAGAAACGCAGTTAATCGAACAGGGAACGTCAATTAAAAATTTGCTTGCAAGGGTTTCAGCGTTGGAAACATCTTTCGAGAGTTTTAAGTCAACACAGGAACAGAAAAATAGCAGTTATGAAGATACATTAAGCAGTTATGAAGATTCCTTACAAGGGTTGTCAACGCAGTTGAGCAATACGAGTAAAAAACAGGATTTGAAAAATAATGAGTTTAATAACAGGATTGCCGAAAATACTGAAAATATTGGGTTATTAAAAAGCAGTGAAAATGTAACGGCACAGTTTGAGCGTAAAATAGCGACAAAAGATGACAATAATATAATTGTCGTACAATTAAGAACAAACCGAAAGACTGCTAATATTCCGAGTGAAAAATGGATGTTGGCACAGGCATGTTGTATTATTACCCTTGAAATGGGACGAGATACAACCAGTGATGTACATGGCTCATGCTGTCCCGTTTGTTTAAGAAAAAATGAGGATAGATTCAATCAAAGTTTTAGGTTTATGGATAATAATAATGAGCCACATGACTTAAGAACAACAATTACTTTCGATGATACGACCCAAAATGTGTCTATTGAATGTACCCTTGATGAAGAATCAGCAGAAATAACAGACGCTAATTTTACATTAGCACTAATGTTATTTATTCCACAGTAACATCAAAACCGCCCCGCTTTATTAGGTAGGGCGGTTTTTTCTATTTATCCACAGAATATTTACCACAATGATATGCTACGTCAATCATTAAATACAAATCATTTGATAACTGCACATCGTCATAAAAATTGTCTGTCTTTTGCCTAATCAGCATAACATCCTCATTCAAGGCAAAAGGGAATTCATAAAGGTTATATCTAGGATTTCTAATTGTCAATTGTCTAAATATTTTCAAAATGTCAACACCTTTGCCGATATAATATGTTTTGTTTGTTCTTTTATTTCCAAATGTAATCACTTTATATTTCATTTTAACTTTCCTCTCTTTCCTTTTTCGATTCTTTCAGCAGTTTCTTTTGTGCCGTCACCGATTAACCTGTAATCTGATTGATAATACCAACCATAAATATATTCATTATCAATGTATACTATCATATTATTTCACCACACTTTCACGATGTCTAAATGACGGCAATTGTATTACATTATATTTTTTAATTATATAATTTTTTGCTCCAACCAGTGTATCAGTTATTTCCTCTACTATTTCGTTGTTCAATCCATAAATTATTTTATTGTTATAGCCATCATTTACTAATTTAATATCTTTAGTAAAATTAACAACCTTTTTCATAACCATTCACCACTCACACCGTCCCGATGTGCCTTTCTTTATTTGATATACTTATTCTATCAAATTACCGCAATTACTTCAACGGTATTTTGCACAAAATATCAGCAGTCTTTTTGTGCAAT